GCAGAAATCAATCCCTGAATCCCAACCCTGAATCCTGCAAGCGAGACGCTTGCACTACGAACGCAAAAGAGCGGTGCCGCTCGCAGCAGCACCGCCCTCCATGAAGCCCGAACAGTCACTCCTAACCATTCAAGAATCCATGAATCCAACATCGACCCCCACCCCGACAGACACCGCTGGCCAGTTGCGCAGCGTCGCACAAAACATTGAGACCTACCGCGTTGACCTCACGCTGTCGAAAGCCACGCTGCTGCGCGACTTTCCCGAGCTCGGCAGCGACAAAACCTTTGGCAAGATCGTGAGCGGCAATCTTGAGCAGCTCGACACCGCGAGCTGGCTGGAAAAGTACCAGCACGTCTGGAACCAGATCCAGCACGATGAGCAGGGCGGCGATGAAGGCCTCATCGAAAGCCTGGGCGCGCCAGTGGAGCTGTGCCGCTCCTACCTTGAGACCCGCAATGAGAAGGGCAACGGGCGCTTCATCCTCGTGCTCGGTGAATCCGGCATGGGCAAAACCAGCGCCGTCAATGTGATGAAATCCAAACCTTACGGCGGCCTGATTTACGATCTCGAAGCGACAGACGTCTGGAAGGATAAGAATGGCCGTGGCACCGCCGCGCCGCTGCTGCAGGCCATCGGCGAGCGCATCGGCCTCAAGGGCATGCCGAGCGCCAAGTCCAAACTGCTCAGCGTCGTGGTGGGCAAGCTCAAGGAGCGCCGCATCTGCCTCGTCATCGAAGAGGTGCACCACCTCTGCCCCCAGGGCGTGAACACGCTCAAGACGCTCATCAACCTGACGCCCGTCATCATCATCGCCACCGGGCTGCCAACGCTGTGGGAAAAGCTGGCGGGCTCCAGGGCCGCCTGGGCGGAGTGCAAACAGCTCACCGGCAACCGCCTCGCGGAGCGCATCGAACTCAAGCTTACGCCGGCGGATGTGTCCGCCTTCCTGGTGAAGCGCCTGGGCGATGTGGCAACCAGCGAGTTCAGCGCCAAGACCGCGCCGCTGCTCATTCAGGAAGCCGTGTCACGCGGCAACATGAAGTTCATCTCCAAGGCGGTGCAGACCTTCCGCCGCCAGGTCGGCAAGGGTGAAGACGCCACCGTGGAGACGCTCAAAAACGCCATCGCCCAGGAGAAGAAGCGCCGCTGAATTTTAACCACGGAACACACGGAACACACAGAAACCAACCTTATGAAAACCGCATCCAAAAGCACCAAGCCCAAGGCTCTCACCGTCAACATCGCTGTGCATCCCAAAGATGCCTATTTCGTTGAAGCCATCGTCAAAGAACTCGCCCGCGCTCGCGGCAAATTCCCATCCTCCATTCATTGCTTCACCGCACTGGTTGAGGAAGTGGGTGAGCTCGGCAAGGCCTTCATCTCCGAAGGTGAAACCGAGATCCATGATGAGGCCGTGCAAACCGCCGTGATGGCCATCCGCTGCGGTGTCGAGGGAGACAAGAGCTTCGCGGTCTATCGCGACATGAAAGGACTCTGAGCCATGCGCGCCGAATTCACCAAACTCAAAGCCGCACCTCCTGAACGGAATGCCCCCCGCAATCCCAAGTCAGAGCTGCTTATCCAGATTGAAGGTCTGGAGGTGGGTGAGGTGTTGCAGTGGATGCCCACGGGAGAGCACTCTCCCAAGGCTGCCTACAGCCGCGCTGTGCAGGTGCGCAAAAGCCACAGCTACACACTGACCGTCCGCAAGGTGGATGGCGGCTTCAACATCTACCGCACCGCCTAGCACCATGAGCATGTCCCCCAAGCAACTCAAACAGCTCGGCATCGCTGCCAGCGACGCTGTGGCGCATCAGCGGGCGCTGGGCGTGTTTGAGATGCCGGCGGACATGCGGTGCGCCAGCAAGAGCGCGCAAAACGATTTCTGGCGCCATCAGCAGGTGGCCCTCGCCACGCAGCGGGTGTGCAGCTTCAAGGACATGGTGCAGGATGAGTACGTGAAGGTCATCCAGCATTTTGAAGCGCTGGCCGGGCCTGCTTATAAGACGCGGGCCATCAAGAGCACGGTGCGCCTGGTGGAGGATGCCGCCTGCCAGCGCGCCCCTGGCTGTGAGTACGTGCGGGACATGTACTTCTGGCTGGCCAAGGCCGGATACAAAGAGGGCTACGCCATCGCCATCATGAAGGCCAAGTTTCGCGGCATCACGGATCTGCGCCTCTTGCGTGAACACCAGCTCAAGCAGCTTCATGACACCGTGGTGAACCGCTGCCGCGCCAAGCTGGGCCTTGGAGATCCTGACAGCCGCAACAAGAAAGAGCGGGGAGTCAAGACGGGGAGACCATCAGACAAGGAGACAATCAGACAATCAGAGTCTCCCCGTCCCATTGTCTCCCCATCTGATAGTCCTCCGGCCCAGCCCGCCAATGGCTCGCCGCCGCCGGTTTCCAAGTCCCGCGAGTACCTCCTCAGACCGCGCCCCGCGCCCAGCAGCATCCCCCGCGACAACATCCCTTTTTAATCACTCCATGAACACGACCACCGACGCCCCCGCAGCTCCCGCCATCACACGCCGCAAGCTTTCGCATGCGGAGATTTTGAAACTCTACCCTTGGTATGAGTCCAACAAGCAGCGCTTTGCCGCGCTCAAAGACGCCGAGATCCTCACTGAGGCTGAAACTGCGCTGAAGATTCCAGGGCTCAAGGAATCCCACCTGCAAGGCGTGCGCAGCACACTGGGCATCCAGCGCCCCAAGCCTACCCCCCCCCGGTGGCGATCTGGAGGCGCTGGAAGGCCTGGTCAACGAACAGGCGGATCAAATCGTCCGGCTCACCAACGTCACACAAAACCTGCTGGACCGCGTGCGCAAACTCGAAGCCGCCGGGCGCTGAGCCTCCCAACCTCCAGAGCGAACTGAAGTTCACGACTACTATGCCCTCACCAACCGAATCCACCTTTCCGCGCCCTGTGTTTCAGCTCCGCGTCGCCCCCGATGTTATTGGCAAGGTGCGGCCTGCGGACATTCGCAAGATCCCGGCCATCGGCATCTTTGAATGGCGCGACAATCGGGACGGCAGCTTCTCGCCGCAGATCCGCGTGAAGGAAGCCTGGCTGCGTGTGAGCGAGGCGGAAAAGCTGCCCCTGGGCGTGAGTGCGGAGGTGATGTTCAAGCTCATCAAGGGCGGCTTCGTCATCGGCTCTGCGCCCGCGCCGCACAGCACCATCATCAACATCTCCGACCTGCTGCGCCATATCGAAGACTGCGCCGAAGATCCCAACTTCTGGAACAGCGAGCGGCGGAAACGGTACGCGGAGGGGATGTGACCGCCGGAGGCGGAATGACGAAACCCGAATGACGAATCTCAGACCATGAACATCCCCGAGCACCTATTAACCTGTCTCGCTGAAGAAGGCGGCGAAATCACTCAGGCGGCCACGAAGGCGCTGCGGTTTGGCTTGCTGGACTATCCGCATGAAGGCGCGCCCAACAACACCGAGCAGATCGTGGCGGAGCTGAATGACCTTCTGGGTGTGGCGCGCCTGCTCGTAGCTCGCGGCGTGCTGCCACCCGACTGGCAGAGTGAGGACAAACAGAAAGCCAAGATGGTCAAGGTGACGAACTCCATGGGGTACGCGCAATCACTGGGGACGCTGCAACCATGAAGACTCGAAAAAGAAAGCCCGCGAAGAAACGCGCCCTCGCGCCCAAAGGTGGCAATGAGCGAGTGTACACGCCGCCGGCATTGGCTGCGCAGATCGTGACCAACTTCAGAGCGGCGCGCTCGCGTGCTTTTGTGGCGCTGGAGAACGATAAAGACAGCCAAGCTACGTCCGCCGGCTGATTCGTCATTCTGCATTCGTCATTCGACCTTCACCCCATGCCCTTCCTCTTTTCACCACTCGCCCATGAAGACGCGGTCGCTCGCATTGCGAAGCTGCCGCTGGTGTCGCGGGAGGTGATGGATGGCTTGCTGCCGGAGCTGCGGGCCTATGCGTTCACAATCACGGGGCTGGATGTGGGGGATCAAATGGCCAAGGTGCGCGACACGATCAAGGCTGTGCCGGCGGGTGAAAAGACCTGGGCCAAGGCGCGGCAGGAAATCGCGGCGGAGCTGGTGGATGACCTGGGCGGCAAGGCGAGCCAGCGCCGCGCCGAGCTGCTGCTGCGCACGCATGTTTTCCGCAGCTACGCCGCGACACGCTACCGCAACCTGATGCAGCAGGTGGATGTGTTTCCCTTCTGGCAGTATAAAACTCACGGCGATGGCAACGTTAGGCCAAGCCACGCGGCCTTGAACGGCAAAATATTTCCCGCCGGGCATGAAATCTGGCAGCGCATCTTTCCGCCCTGGGACTGGGGCTGCAGGTGTCTGGTGGTGCCGCTGACGAAGCGGAGCGCCGAGGGCCTGCTGGCCCAGGGCAAGCCCAGCGAGGCGGCTGCGAAGGATGCGCATTTACTGCCGACGCAGATCGCCACGCCGGAGATGTTCACCGCGAAAGAGGCCACACTCATCGACAAAAACCAGCGGCTGCCCAATGGCATGCCGCTCAATCGTACGCCGACGTGGGCGGACGCGCCCTGGTCAATTCCTGGCAATGTGCACCATGACTGGAAGCTCATCCAAGCGCGGTACGCGGACAGTCCCGAGGTGCTGGCGGCGTTTGAGCAGTGGGCTGGCAAGACGAATGTGGCGCCAGGTGTCACGGTGTCGATGTGGCTGGATGATGCGCAGAGCCTCGCCAAGGCTCCTAAGCTGACGCTGAAGCCGAAAGCGACGCCACGCAGCATCAAAGATGTCAGTGCGGCGCTGGATGCGGTGAAGCCTGCGTATGACGCTGCGCAAAAGCGCGTGGTGGAAGCGCTGGCGAAATGTGCAAGCATCAAGCCGGAGGCATTCACCGCCGCCACCTCCGAACTAAAGGCAGCTCAGGTGCGGTTGGAGACGGTACGTGAGCAGGCGCGTGCGGCGGTGTCTGTGCCAGTGGCGGAGCGCGGCAAGCTTAAGGTGGCGGTGAATGGAGCGAAGCCCAGAAATCTGAAAGCGGCCACAGTGGCGATGGAGCGTTTCACCCACGCGGGCTTGCTGCCCGACATCAAGCTGGCCACCATCACCGGACGCGCAGAGGCGCTGTTTGACGGCACGATTAAAGTGACCGCGAAAGAGGCGGCGGAAAGCATCGCCCATGAGATCACGCATGTGGTGGAGTACAGCGATCCTGCCACATTGGGAGCCGCCCGCGATTTTCTGCGCCGCCGCTGGCATGCCGGGGAGCTGCCCGAGTTTCTTCAAACGATCTACCCAGGGCATGGCTATCTTGACTGGGAGATTGCCATTCAAGACGACTTCGCCAAACTGGGCGGCGAGGCTTATGCCGGGAAGCTGTACTTCCCTGGGGTGGATGTGGAGGCGCACCGGCTGCAATGGCTGGCGCTCCTCAAGACTAACCCTGCGCAGGCATTCAGCCAGATCAACGCCACTGAGATTCTCACCATGGGCATGGAGCGTTTGATAAAAGACCCGGTTGCATTCCACGCGGAGGACGCCGATTATTTCACGACGGTGGTTTCAACCCTGCAAAAACTCACACCATGAAAGCCTCCTTTAAAGCCACCACACCCGGCGGTGTGGATATTTTCTGGAATGAGCGGCGCGGCTTCAGCGGGCCAATGGGGTCATTCCTGAATCATGAGCTTAAGACCGCCACCGGACAGACCCACACGCCGAAAGCCATTTTGGCGCGCCGAGTGCTGCTCGAGATGCTGCCTGGATGCGTGATTGCCAACTTTGTCAGCTTTCCTCTGGAGCCGGTGACGCCGGGGGCACTTAGCTAGTCACGCCGTCTGATTGTCTCCCGGTCTGGTTGTCTGCGACTCTGCCGCATGCCCGACGCCATCGCCTTCCAGCTCAAGCTTGACCAGATCACGCCGTCTCTCGGGGCGCTGGCGGATGAGGCGCTGAGGCGGCGGATGGTGCAGGCGATGGGCACGGTGGTGGAGTCACTGGCGGTGCGGGCCTTTGATGAGCCAGGTTTGCGGCCCAGCGCGTGGCCGGCGCGCAAGAAGAGCAAGGCCACGAATCCGCTGCTGATTAAGAGCGGGAATCTACGGCAGTCGATTCATACGCAGCTCAGCGGGGACACGGCCAAAGTGGGCACGCCGGTGGTGTATGGCGCGGCGCATCAGCTTGGCAGTGCTAAGAAGGGCATTCCGGCGCGCCCGTTCTTTCCGGTGGTGGAAGACCAGCTCACGGGACATGCGCAGGCGGAGATTCAGGATGTGGTCGATGCGCTGGTGGGGAATGCGGCGGGTTCGTAGTTCTTGGTTCTTGGTTCTTGGTTCTTGGTTCTTGGTTCTTGGTTCTTGGTTCTTGGTTCTTGGTTGCAACTGGCGGGGGCAACAAAGCACGAAGAACGAAGCGCGAAGAACATCGGCGCATGCCGAAAGACCAGACGTTTGAACTCATCGCCCTGCATGCGCCTGCGCCGCAGTTTGACCCTGCCCACGGCGAGGCGGGTCTGCCGCGCAAGATCCTCGTTCTAGCCTGGGGAGATCACGACACCACGCAGGGCAAGGTGATTTGCAACGAAACGACCATGCGCACGCTGACTGCGTACAACGCCGCCCAGGGCTGGGACCGGCCTTACTTCGATTACGAACACAATTCCATTCCCGAGTCTCCGACGTACAAGGGCGAGCCCTGCGAGATCGCGGGGCATGCCGAACGCCTGGAGCTGACGGCGGGCGTGGGCATTCACTACATCATGCCGGCGCTATCCAACTGGACTGACAGCGGCAGAAAGAATGTGTCGGCGGGGAACTATCCCGACCTATCGCCCGTGGTGAAGGTGAACGACAAGAACGAAGTCATCGGCCTGCATTCCACCGCCTTTTGCCGCCATGGCGCAACTCCCGGCCTGGTGTTCCTCAGTGCGGCTCCGGCGGTGCAGCCTAAGACCGCAACCCAGACGCACCCTTCCAAACAAGCCGCATCCATGAAACCTGAAGATTTCCAGAAAGCCCTCGCCAAAGCCCTTGGCCTTGATGACACCGCCAGCGCGGAAGACATCCTCGCCGCCTTGACCGCGAAGCTCGAAGCGTCGGACAAAAAGACGGATGCCGCCGAAGGCGATGCCACCACGAAGGCGCTCTCCGCTGGCTTCAGTGAGCTCAAAGATCTGCTCAAGGCACAGGACGCCAAGATCACCGCTCAAGATGCTGCGCTCAAGCTCCTCAGCTCCGGTGTGGAAACCAATGAGCGCGCCGCGATCTTGAAGGCTGCCGCTAATGAAGGCAAGCAGGTGCCTGCGACCGCCGCGAAGACGATGGACGTGGCCAATCTGAAACTGCTCTGCGCGGAGCTGCCTGTCACCGTGCCGATGGACAAGCGCACGCCGGATGCCAGCACGCTGCTGCTGAGCTCCAGCACGCCAGCGGTCAACTCCGAACTGGCCGCGATCGACAAGCTCACGGGCATCTCGGATGACGACATGAAGAAGTACACCGCCAAGTAATCCAGACCCTTTCCGCTTTCCGACTCTCCGCTTTTTCCACCTCTCACTTTTCTTCTTATGGCTTCCAAAGCAGGCATCTTCCCCATCGAATTTCTCGCGCCGGATGCGGCGTTGCATCCGCAGCACAACCCACAGACCGCCACACCGGGTCTGCCGGTGAAGGCCGCTGAAATCATCTACGCCGGCGTCATGGTGGGATATGATCCTGCCAACAGCCAGGCTTGCTCGGCTGATCCAACCATGGCGGCAACGTCCAAGGTCATCGGCATCGCGCTTGCCACGGTGGACAATCGCACGGGCTCCAAAGGCGATCTCAAGGTCTCGCCCCGCGCCGGTATCGTGAAGGTGAAGAGCGATGGCAACCTGACCGCCGCGCATCTTTACACCCAGGTGCGCGTGGTGGATGACCACACCGTAGGCGTCCCTGCCGGCACGGATGCCGACCGCCCCGCCGGCCTGCTCGTCGGCCTGGATGGTGCCAGCGCCTGGATTCTCATCCTGCCCGAGAGCGCCAAACGCGGGCCGCTGACCGTCACGCTCACGAGCACCAACGGCACCTTCGCCGCCGCCGCCGACCTCGCCGCCGTGAAGGTGGAAGGTGAAAAAGTCGGTGACGATGTGCGCGCCATGCATGCCGCTCTTGTGACTCTCGGCCTCCTCGCCCCTGCCGCGTAACCCCCTGTCAGAACTCAAGCACCGCAAACCACCGCCAACTTTTCCTAGCACACCATGGACATCAACAGCCAAGCCGCCATCACCCGCCTGCGCGAACGCTGGCAGGTTCGTTATCTCAAAGCCTTCACCGAGGGCGCCGCTCCGGTGGCGGAGACCATCGGCCAGATCGAGCAGAGCACTGCGGAGATCGAAGTCTATGACCTGCTCATCCAGTTCCCGGCCTTTGCCCGGTTCAAGGACCAGATCAAGAAGAGCAACATGGGCCGCGCCCAGGTGCGCATTGGCAACGAAGAATTCCAGGCCACGGTGGAAGTTCCCCAGGCGAAGATTGAGCGCGACCAGATCGGCCAATACAACAACATGTTTGACCTGCTGGGCCAGTCCGCCCGCCGTCATCCTGACATTCTCATGGCGGCGCTCATGGCCAGCGGCTTCACCGCCCTGGACTACACCGGCCAGCCGTTCTTTGCCGCCGACAAGCCGCACCTTCCGGGTGTGGTGGATGCGCTGACCTTCACCAATCTCATGACGGAAAAGCCCAGCGTGGGCTCCTGGGAAAAGGCACGCCAGCTCATGGGCAACATCACGGATGCCAACGGCCAGCCGATGGGCATCGGCTCCAAGAAAACGGTCGTCTGCTCCACCAAGTGGGCCAGCACCTTCAAGCGCATTTTGCATGCGGAGCTCATCGGCCAGGTGGTCGGCTCCGGTGCCGCTGCCGTGAGCAACATCTATGCCGGTGATGCCGACATGATCGAGTTCACCTACCTCAACACCTCGGCCAATGAGGACAAGTGGTTTGTGCTGGATCAAAGCTGGCCGGTGCGCGCCTTCATCCTGCAAAAGGAAGTGCAGCCGCGCTTCTACGCCCAGGACAATCCAAACGTGCACAAGGACGCCTTCGACCAGCACGTCTTCAACTACCAGGGCTATTACCGTGGCAACGTGGGCTTTGGCCTGCCTCAGCTCGCCATCGGCTCCACCGGCGCAGACGCCGCGCTGTAAACGATCTCAACTTAATAACTAGCGCAGGGCCGCGTCATCCTAGGTGGCGCGGCCCTTTTTCTAACCTCCAATCTCTTTTAGGTCATGGCAAAAAAGGCAACTTCCAAGCCCGCTCCGAAGGCCGCCAAAGCGGCGGCAGTATCGGCAGCGCTCCCGGCATCCAATGAGCCCGCTCAGCACGCTGAGCAGGGAATGACCGCTCCTCTTTCGCCGCCAGCGCCCAGAGCGTCGGTAGAAATGCCGCCGGGGGTTTCGGGGGTTTCTCCTCCGGCGGCAACCCTTTCCAAGGTCGTGGTGACAGACCCAGCGGGCGACACCTACGCCGAGGGTGACATCCCGCCTGAGATTGTCGTGGGCAGTGAAGCCATGCGCGCCGCTGATGAGCCGCCCGCTGAGCCTGAGACGCCCCAGCCAGCCGCCAAGCCATCCCTCGCGGACCATCCCGCCATCGTGGCCGCGCAGAGCTACGTGACGCCGCATGGCAAGCCGGACAACGCACCGCCCAAGTACTTCACGCCGCCGCCGCATGAGCTGCGCAAGAAGGCCACAAGCTAACGCGCCATGCCTGACTATCTCGCTCTCACGGATCTGGACGGGGAAATCCCGCGCCCGTTTCTCGTCCAGGCTTTGGATGACGACAACGATGGTGTAATTGACCAGTGGGACGCCGTCAAGAAGTCCACCCAGGACGATGTGGACGCGCTGCTTGAGGGGCGCTTTGTGGTGCCTCTGACTTTTTCCCCGATGCCGCGAGTCATCAACAAGGCGTCTGTGGCGTTTTTCTGTGAACGCTGCTACCGCCGGCGCGGCACCAGCGATGCGGACAATCCATGGAAGGGACGCGCGGACGCCTTTCGCAAGATCCTCGCCGCCATCACGGCGGGCGATTTGAAGCTCAGCGTGCAACCGCATGCCGAAGACGCGGCGGTGGACCCGCCTGCGAGCATCATCACCGTTGAAAGCGGACTCGGCGCACCGGGTCGGCTGCTGGGCTGAGGGACCGGAAGGCGGAGTTGACGATGGTTGACCGTTGTTGACGATGGTTGACGGTAGTTTCTGGAGCAACCCGCAACGGACGCGGGACGCGTCGTGAGTGCAGGCGTGGCGAGTGAGCGTCGGGCATGACGCTTGAATACCTTCTGAAGCTGGACAGTGGAGCCTTTGAAGGCTCGTTGTCCAAAGCACGCAGCGGAATGCGTGGAGCGAAGTCTGATGCCATGGCTCTCGATGGCAGCGTGGTGAGCATGGGCAAGCATGGCGCGAGCGGCTTTGCAGCCCTAGGCGCGGGCATCCTGATCGCGGGCGGTGGTGCCGCCAAATCTGAAGGGCTCTTCAAACGGGCGTTTCACGCCATTGAGCACGGGGTGGGCGGCACAGCCCGCGTGCTGCGTGCCGGCGGCGGTGTGACACAGATCGGCGCGATGTTTGCGCGGCAGATTCCGGCTCTATCAAAGTACAGGGACGGCCTCAAGGCCATTGAGGATCGCGCGCACCGGATGAACTCCAGGTTGGAGACTCTGGCCGGAATTGGCAGCCACGGCAACCACGCTGGCGGCGGCATGCTGGCGATCTTTCGCGGTGGCCAGGGCGGTGGACAGGCTGGCGGCCCCATGATGGCTCAAGGCGGTGGGGGTGGCGGCGCGCGCGCCATGGGAGGCATTGGCCTCACGGGCATGCTGAAGGGCGGGATGTTTGCCGGAGCGCTGGCGGGCATCATGGGCGGCATGAAGGCGAGCTCGTCGGCGGCGATGATGGAGAGCAGCGAAATCGCCTTCAAGACGTTGATCGGTGACGCCACCAAGGCCAAGGCCACTCTCAAAGAACTGTTTGATTTTGCGGCGGACACACCGTTCCAGATGCCCGAGGTGCAAAGCAGCGCCGTGAAGCTGATGGCCGCCGGCGTGGCGGCGGAAGATCTCTCCGGCAGTCTCAGCGTGCTGGGCAATGTGACGGCAGGATACCAGGCCGACCTCAGCGCGGTGGCGACGATCTACGCGCAGGTGGTGAACAAAGGAAAGCTCTACGCTGAGGAGCTGCAGCAGTTTGGCGAGAATGGTGTGCCGGCGCTGCGGCTGGTGGCGGACGCCCTGGGCAAGACCACGGCTGAGGTGATGGCCATGGGTACGGCGGGCGAACTGTCTGCCGCAGATCTGGCCAAGGCCTTCAATAAAGCGGGGGGTGCTGGCGGCAAGCTGGCAAATGCGATGCAAGAGCAGGCGGCGAGCACCAAGGGCCTGTGGAGCACGCTCAGCGACAACATCAACCGGCTCTTCATCATCATCGGGCGTCCGATCAATGATGCGCTGCGCCCCATGCTCGCGCAGGCCATCAGTTACGCCGGCAAGCTGGCTCCAGCCTTGGAGGCTAGCATTGGCGGTTTTAAGGCCGCCCTGGATCGCGGGACATTGGGCAAGGCGCTCAGTGCCACGCTGAGGTTTGGCATGGCAGAGTTCAGCATCTTTGCGGCGAAGTCGCTGGCCTCCATCGCTCAAGGTGTGGGCAAACTGTTCAGCTCATTCACAGTGGGGGATGTGGATGCGGCAGGCAGTCCATTGCTGAAATTCTTCTCCGGCTTTGGCGACATCCTGCGCGCCGAGCTGGGCTCTGCGTTCACCTCGGCGACTTCCGATTGGATCGCCAGCATGGCGGTGGGAATGGCCAAGGTGAAGGAATTGTTCGGCGGCCCCAAAGCCCTCTCTCATGACGAGTATAAAAAGCAGCTCCAAGAGGATGGCGCGGGCGATGCAGACGGTCTGCGCCAGCAGGGCAAGGATAAGATCCGCGGCGCGTTCGGCAATCCTCTCCAGGACATGGCGGATGCCATGGGCGGTGGTGCTTTTGCGAGCATGTGGAGGGCCTGGGCGGATGTCACCAAAGAGGGTGTGGAAAAAGGCGCTGAAGCAGGCAAGCAGGGCCTCTCTGAGGCGGTGGAAGGCGCAATGAGTAAAGCGGAGAAGTCCAAGGCCAAAAAAGGCAAAGACACCGACAAAGATGAGCCCAAGAAAATCATGGGATTCAGCTATAAAAAGAGCGGGGCCAATGCGGGTTTCACAGGGCTGGAAGGGTATAAAAAATTGCAGGAGAGACATGAGACCAGTACAACTGATCCAGCGAGGGCGGGCTATCGGCGCGGTGCTTTTGTGCCGACCAACAACGCCTTCAGAGACGGCGCCTTCAAAATGCCGAAAGAGGTCAAAGAGGCGATGGAGCCCGCCGCCACCGCTAAGTCTGGCAGCACCGCAGGTGCCGCGCCAGGCACCGGGATGAACCGCCACATGATGAACGGGCTGGATCAATTCTACGCCAAAAACCCCACCCAGAAACCTGCGCCAGCGGCCTTCGCTCCCAAGATTAAACTGCCCACGCCTGGCACCGCGAAGGCAGAGCAGGGCCGCCGCGAGGCCGCCGCGAGCGAGGCGCGGGGCGGTGGAGCGGATGAGCCTAAATGGGATCTGGTGGCGAGCATCAACGACAAGATGGGCAAGCTGGCTCCGGCTTAGGATTGACCAGCTCGGCTTAACTCACGGTGGGCGCGTTCACGCTGTGGGCTGTGTCGCTGAGTCTGGCGCATGCCCATCACTGATAGAGCCAAGATTGCCGTCCTCAGCTCGCTGACAGCGGGGACGTGGACCGACCTGGGGGCCGTCGTAGTGCCCGTGGTGGACGGCTTCGACACCTGCGATGTCACCTGGGTGTGCGATTTCAAAGCGACGGTGAAGACGGGCGCGCAGATCGCCGCGCTGTCCAACTTCGCCCAGGGCACGCAGTACGGCGGCGCGGATTTCTGGCTGCGCACCATCGCGCCGCAAAGAATGGGTGGCAATGTGTGGATGGTGAAGGCGCACTACGAGGGGCGCGTGAGCAGCTCCAAGCCCCGCCATGTGAAGATGCTGAGCAACACAGAGGTGTTTAATATCGCCTCCCTGACGATGGCCGGACTCTTCACGGATGCTCCGGTGAATGTGCGCGAGTGCAGCCCGTCCGTGGAGATCGGGTACGTGCTGGTGGGATCTGAGCCACCCACGGCCTCGGTGGGGCTGGTCGGAAGCCCGAGTGTGGCACCGTCTGTGCGCTCCGGCTACTGGGGCGACCTCACGGACCCGCGCTTCAATTTCCCCGCCGGCTGGCTGTTTGCCGATGTGGATGGCGACCGCCTCGATGGCGCGGTGGTGAGCGATCATGGAGTGTACTACGTCCGCGAAACGTGGCAATACTTACAAAGCAAGATCCCCGCATGAAGCGCGTGCCTCAACCCGAGCTCACGCCTGGAGCTACGCACCTTTTCAAAGGCAGCACGCTCAATGGCATCCTTGCCGCACTGCGCGCCCGCACACCTCTGGACGCCGGCCAGAACACGCCCGCCGGCCATTCCGGCGTGGGAGGTGGCGGCAAACCGCCATCCATGCCGCGCCGAACGCGCTACGATGCGAGCAAGCTCTATGTGCTCAGCCCTGCGACGGCGGCGGAGTTTTCCGCCTGCCTGCGCGCCCGCCTGCCGGCAGCGGCGGCCCTGCGCGATGCCCAAGGCTGGCTGCCGGGCAACGAGCTCGCGGATGATGCCGGCGGCGGCGGCGCCAGCAAGGTGCCAGCCCTGGGCGGTGGTGCGGATGAAATTGCCGCGTTTTTAGCCCTCCTGCAGGGCGCCACACCCAAAGGCAACTTGCGCGAATCAACACCCTTTGGCTACCGCATGGAAAACGTCACTCACACCCCACGGCCTGCCAGCATCACGCTTGAAACTCAGGACCGCTGGGCGGAGGGGTTCTTTTGCACTGGCATCGTGCATTCCGGCACCATTTACGCAAGCTCGGTGCAGACGGTGGTGTACACGGGCGGCACGGTGAACTACACCACCACCCAGCCGGGCGTCGGGCCGCATGTGCAGAATCCTGTCAGCAACCCGGTGCGCCACTCATGCGCCAGCACCACCTACACGGACGACGCCACCCCAGGCCACAGCTACGGCAGCGTGGTGAGTTCGAGCACCTCTTATTCTGGTGCCGCGTCGGAGACTGACGCCCTCGACCTGGCCAAGTCATCCGTGGAGCTCGACCCCGCCGTGGTACATATCGCCACCTGGGATTGGCTTGAGGACGCCCGCGCTCCTGACACGAGCTACTTTAGCCAGCCGCTCGCCCACTGGGACAGGTGGGGCCTCGGCGACTACATGGTCCACCAACCCCGCTACCACTGGAAAAACACCGGCGCGCTGCATGTGGGTGTGAAGTGGACCGAGAGCGGCGTCACGCGCAGCATTGTTCTAGCCCCAGGCGAAACCTCCATCTGGTACACCGCCGTCCTGCCCGCCACCGCCGGCGTGTACAGCAGCATCACCGCCCTGACCCTGGCCTACCCTCCTTAGACCCATTCAGAGCTTGACGGGGTGGGGTGCCTCAGACCCATTTCAGCCACGGCCAGACCCATTTCAAAATCAGGCCGCGTTACGCGTGGAGTGGAGCAATGCCGCCGGACAACGGCAGCATGTGCATGGTTGGGAGAAGCGCCGCTGGCGTCATCTGGACCTCTGGCAGTGTCGCACGATCATCGAGGCCGAGGTGCCACGTCTGCTCAAT